CTTCCGGCCACACAACCTCAGACACACGGCTGTACGTCTGCGGGATGTCCGCGAGAAGGGTTCGGTACTCTTGCCATTGCTCGGCGGTATGGACTCCGAGTCGTGCGTCACCGATCTGTGTCCAGTCGGAGCCACGCAACATGCCGTCGCGCTGACCCCGCACATGGCTCAGGTCCAGATCGTCAGCCTCAGCCCGTGCGTCCAGCGCGGCCTCTTCCTCTGGCGAGAGGTCGATGTAAACATTATTGACAATCTTCTGTCTTGGCATTTTACACTCCTAGGATTCCGTACAAATCGAACGTACTATGGGCAACAAAGTTATGCCCCCCACCAGCGACCAACCTTATCTCGTCAATAGCGTCGGTATTCTCTTGGAACATCGTGGTACAGACGCGAAGCGCCCATGTGTCGTTAGAGGTGGAGTTGTTTGGACACACCGACTGAGAGATCATCTGCTTGTAGTTCGTTGAGTTGGAATAGTTCGGAATCCAAAGGGTTGTTGTCGCAAATGTGTCAGCCAAAAACGACGACGTTGTGAGGTATGCCGACAGATTCCTGCCGCCGACACGCCCAGATTGCAAAGTGCCAGAGGTCGCGGTCAGATAGGTGTTGGAGTAATTGGAATCCGACACATTCCCGTTGTAAGCAACATCAAACCTATACGCTTCACTACCGCTATTCGACCAGCGGCCAGACATCACTAGGTACAGATGGTCGTAGGACTGAGAAATCGGTGCCGAACCGTGCGTTCCGAACTGGACCGTCGTAGCAGGCAGGCTTACGGAAGTATGGTCGATGTGGGTCCAAGCAGCCATCGTCTACTCCTGAATCCCATACAGGGAAAATTCGGAACCTCGCAGAAAGTTGTTCCCGTACCTGTTGTTGATGAGGATAGTGTCAACCGCTGCGGTGCTGTCCCACAACCCCGAAGCAAAAGTCACATAATCGGCAGTTGACGTTGAGTCACCACCATCGAAGTTGAAGACCTGCACGGTCGTGTTCTTGTTCGTGTTCACATAATCAAATATGTCCACGATAGTCGGACTAGTCCAAGCCCGATTGCTATTGCCCGGCGCTTGACCGAGGTAAATGCCGTTTGATTCTCCTGTACCTTTCCATACGCCTGCCGACGAATCATGTGCGTATATCACATGGTAGGAGTAGGTGGTTCCCGTGTCTGCTGAACCGTCGCCCAGCCACAATCGCTGATAGGTGTTGCTTGCCGAAGCGGTGGCCAGCGTGTACCGCAGTTGGAGATGTTCGTAGGTTTGCGGGATGGACGAAAACGTCACCGACGAAGCGTTAGCCTCCAAATACGTTGTCTGGATTGCTTCGATCACAGCCATTACGACACCATCCGGGGAAGAATGCCGAACAGGTCCATGCGAGAACCAGCAGCAAACGTGCCTGCGTAGCGGAACCAGAAGTCAATCGCCGTGATCGGAGCCTGCGACTGCCACGTTGAGGCGTGCATCCAAGTGTAACTGTTCGTATTGGTATGGTCGCCCGACCCTCCGTAAGCCATAGACGACTTGTACTTCCCAGAGTTGATGTCGAAGATGTCGATGACAACCCCCGCAAATACGTTTGCCGAGGCAGAAGCCCCCGCTCCTTCACCCGGATCCCATCGGCCAGCGACCGTTGAGTTGGTGGCATAATAAGCAGACCCGTTGCCACGGAGGATGTGGTACTGGAAGTCAAGATTGGCGTTGTTGAAGTTGAGCGTCAGGTTCGTGTTTACTGATGCGTGCGTCCCCCTGTAATAGCCGATAATTTTGAGATCCATGTATTGCGACCAGTCGCCTACCTGACCGTCGTTGGTACTGGCCCACTCAAAGTTCGCTGTCGGTTCGATGGACTGAAGGGGCACCCACGCCTCACCGTCAATGAGAATATTCGTAGCAGGGTCAATGTAAGCAGGATTAGCCATCAGACAAGCACCCTCTCATATCTGATGATAACGATGCCCGCCGCACCATATTTACCCGGATCACCGTATGGGACCGCGCCTACACCGCCGCCTCCTCCACCAGACCCCGTATTCGGGTCGGCACCCGTCGTCGTTGTCGGTGCGTTGGGATCGCCGCCATCGCCACCGCCTCCTGAGCCTCCGTCGCCTCCAGAGCCGCTCTCAACGCCACCGCCTCCACCGCCTGCGTAATACGGGGTGGTAGCCGTTACCCCGTAACCCGTGGCCCCCGCTCCGCCGTGACCCGGTGTGGCTTGAGTGCCTACCGCTCCCTTACCACCACCACCGCCAGCGTTATCGGAACCGCCAGAAGTACCAGCACCACCGTCGTTGCCGTGGCCTGAGGTGCCAGAGCCACCGTCATTCTGCTTGCCACCGCCACCGCCGGACCCGCCGGGACGACCAGCAACCCGTCCACCGACCCCAGCGTCGCCTGTACCGCCTCCACCGCCACCATCGGAGGTGGTCCCGAGGGCCACGCTGTCCGATCCATCGGAACCAAGCACATTGGTAACGGAACCAGCGCCGCCCGTACCGACGGTGACAGCGTAGGTGCCTGTGGACACGGCGTATCCCGTCCCCGTTTGCATACCCCCAGCACCGCCACCACCGCCGCCTCGGGCAGCGCCACCTGCGCCGCCTGCGATGACCAGCCAGTCCACTTCAGCCTCACCGCTGACAACCACAAACTTGCCTGAACCACGGAACGTGTGAACCCGGTACGTCGTACCAGAATCCTCGTACTCCGTGATAATCCCGCCATACGCGGTCATAGCACGGACACCACCACTAGCAGCAAAGAACCCAGCGTTGGCTAGAAGAACCATTATGCCTCCAGAGATCCAATCACATACCAGTCGTTGGTCGCACGCTTAATCAACGTAGCGCCTGCGTAAGACCCACCAGCAAGTTTTAAACCGTCCTTCGCTCGCAGATTCACCCCTGACCCGGCAACAATTGTCGTTTGACCGCCACCCTGTTGGATAACCAAAATCTGCGTACCAACCGGAAAGTCCGGTGATAGTGTCGGCGGGACCGTAACTGTGTTAGCGGAACCGTTGTCGGTATCGACCACCCCGTTGGCATCACCTATAGCCAGCGTATAAGAAGTGCCCGTTTGTGTGTTGATCGAGTGTATCGGGGCGTTAATACCGCCAGCGACCACATCACCCGTCACCGTCAAAGCACTCAGTGTGCCAACCGAAGTGATAGCCGTTTGAGCCGCACCTGTCACGGTAGCAGCAGTACCAGAAGCGTTACCGGTCACATTGCCAGTCAAAGGACCGGCGAAAGCGGTTGCCGTCAATGTCCCGGTACCAGCGTTGTAGGTGACACCGGCATCCGACTTGGGTGCAAGGTCACCGGTAGCACTTTCAAAGAGAGCCACTGAACAGGTGGTGTCCGTGGTATCAGCAACTGTGATTGTACCTGGAACAATGGCTGCTGTTCCATCGAACGACGTTCCACCGATGGTACGAGCAGTGGCAAGGGCTGTCGCCGTAGCAGCCAACGTTGCCGAAGCGACATTGTCAGTTGTTAAGGCAACCGTTCCGGTGTTGTTCGGCAGGGTGATTGTTCTGTCGGCTGTCGGATCCACAAGGGTCAGTGTGGTCTCGTAGTCGTCCGCAGTAGCGCCCTCAAATACCAGCGAGGTCTGCACGGCAATCGTTGTCGAGTCGATAGTCGTTGTCGTTCCCTGAACCGTCAAGTCACCAGTAATCCTCGCCGTACCGGTCACATCAAGGGAATAGGCAGGTGAGGTCTGATTGATGCCGACACGATTATTGCCGGAATCAACTTTCAAGACATCGGGGGCAAGGGAGACGCCATAGGCGATCCACTTCTCGGCGTCCCACTGCCACTGCTTCCCGTTTACGGTATGCAGATCACCTGTAGTTGGGCTGTTTGGAAAGTCAATAGCCATGATTACTCCTAGTCTGTAGCAGCGTAAGCCGTGTCGTAGGCAGCCTGAGCGGCAGCAGCGTCGTCTGGGTCGCTGGCTATGGCAGCATCAAATGCCGCATCTCCTGCGACTGTCTTGCGAGTGATTTTGGCGGTCGGTGGATCTTCCGGCCACACCACTTCTGACACACGGCTGTATGCCGCTGGTAGATCCCTGAGAGATTGCCTGTAGGTAGCCCATTCTTCAGCGGTGTGGTCACCTAAGGTAACGTCATCCAGCCGTGTCCAGTCTGAGCCACGCAACATGCCGTCACGCTGACCCCTTACCCCGCCCATGTCAAGGTCATACGTCTCAGCCTGAGCATCAAGGTCGGCCTCCTCCTCAGCCGAAAGTTCCGACCTGACTCCATTGACTACTTTGTATCTTGGCATTGTGATCTCCTATGCGGCCTTGACGCCGAAAAGTGTGAAGTTGGAATACTGTACGAAATTCGCAGACGCCGCGCAGGTCAGGTCGATCTCTGTTATCGCATCCGTACCGCCCCATAACCCTGCCTCTGCCTGAACAGCCCAATCGCTGTTGCCTGTAGTGTCGTTTGGTATGACAGACCTAGTTATCCACGACTTCATGTTCGTGGAGTTGGAATAGTTTGGCACCCAAACAACACCAGAGGCGAAGGTGTTTGACAGAACCGCCGATCCTGCACAAGCAGACCACTGACCGTAAGAGACACCACCAGTGTGCGCCGAACCGGGCGTAGGAGTCATAGCCTGTAGGCGGGTATACGAATAGCCAGTCCCATTGTTGAAGTCCACGTTCACACCCGATTCGACAGTGGAATGATCGTTGCGAACAGAAAGCGTCATCATCAAATGGTCGTACTCCTGCGAAATACGACTATCACCTGATGTAGAACCGAACGTCACTACCGCATCATTCCCTGTGCATTCGTGATGTCCGATAGTGGTTCCACCAACATTTTTCGCTACCTCATATACAGCCATCAGTTTGCACTCTTCAATCCATATAACGAAAACGAGGAACCCCGCACAAGGTCTTGGTAACTTCCTTGGATCTCAACTTTGGTGACAGCACCTGTGTTCTCCCACAGGCCACCGGTCAAACCCGCATGTTCGCCGCCTCCTTGGTAATCGTTCAGCCCTGTTAATACCATCACAGTCGTTCTCTTATTGGAATTTCGGTAGTCCAGAATGTCCATCACGAAATGACCATAAGTAGAAAACTCGTTACTCTGTCCAGTGGCTTGTCCTGTATATATTTTGAACCGAGTGT